AAGCTGAAATGGAAAGTGGTAGCGGATCAATGCCATCCTTTTTGAACATAAGGGCCGGTGCGCCTGATATGTCAAAAGGTGGTGGTTTAGTATACATCTTCCCGTCCTCACAGATCATGGTTAATTTTGCCATGGGTGATAACTGATATTGGGTGGGTGATGAAATTGAGAACTTATGTGATAAAGTTCCCATGCGTCGTAAACCATGATACAATCCTGTGTCGCCAGGAGTGTACTGAATGGACTTGTCATGTTCTCGCAATATATGTGGCTCAAAAGATATTTCCATCTGTCGAACCTGATTTTTAAGTTGTGAAATTTGCGGACTGACTCTCTTATTAATGAATGAGAGTACGTCAGTTTCTGTAACTAATCCGGCCATGTGTGTGTTCTCATGGCCTGCTATATGTACCCAGCCTAATTTTCTAGGCATATGGGTATTAAAATAAATGTACGGTGAACCGCACATTCCTTCCTTGCTAATGCCGTCCATTTGAAAAACGGCTACGCATTCAATTCGTTCTGGTTTCTCAAGACCTAAAACGGGGTAGTCGGATGAATGAACTACTTTAATTGGTTTTGTAACTGCTGGTAATGGATAATAATCCTGTCCCTTAGCATCTATAATATGGTCTAATCGTTTAAGACCTTGTACTCCGGTAAGGTTAAGTGGTTTTTCCTGTAAAAGGTGTGTAATTTTCTTAACTTCGTGCATTCCGGGAAAGTACACTAGTGCTAAATCTGCGGACGAATAATTGTTGTTGTTGGGTCGTACATAACTCCAAACAAGATTTTCCACTGGGTATTGGTATGGTGTACCACCTAAGTGATTTGAAATTTCTAACATTGATGGCTTCATTGCCATCACATGTCCTGGTATTACGAATATGTGGCTCTCTATTCCAAGAGCAGAACACATTCCCCAGGATCCATTAATTAATGCTCGAAGGACATAAAGATTATTTTTAACCAATACAAGTTGGTCTGTTGCTGTTTGATCTTCGAATTGTCCTTTCATTGCGCGCAATACTGCAGGCTGTGTTGCCTCGTGTTGTTGGATG